TTCGGGGGACATATCGGGCTTGAGTTCAACGCCGAGTTTTTCCTCAACGACCTTCTTGCCCTTCGCCAACACAGCGTTAGCGACTAGGTTAAGTCCGTTGCCAAGCAGCGGCGTCAGAATGGCTTGGAGTGCGGCAGGTATCACTTGTCCTTCTCCTTTTGCTCAAGCAGTTTGACCCGCATCTGAAGGTCATAAATCTTGTCTAGCAGTTCTTCTTTCTGACGCTGGCGGCGCTCTGCCGAGATTGGGCTGTCGGTCGGCACACCCTCCGGCGTGATGAGCGCGGGCATCTGACCTTCAATCTTGGTCAACCGAGTGCTGAAAGACGTGACCTGTCCCAAGAGCCATGCGATGCAGGCAATTAGGACCGGCACCAACATCTTCATGATTTCGCCAAAGTTCATCTTTATCTCCACTTAGGCCCGTCAAACCACGCTGCAACAGAGTGCCGCTTTCCGGCTGTTACAGGCAGCGCCGCATGACGCACAAACGAGGGGAAGAAAATTACCGTACCCTGCTGTCGCATCTCCTCGCGGTCCGGGTATGCCGAGACATGTTCGAACATCAAGTCGCCGCCTTCATACTGCGACGGGTCAGTCAACTGAATGACGCACGAGAGTTTACGGTGGTAATAAGGATCGCCATTCATGTAAAAGATGTCGTGATGCGTCTTATACTCGCCGCGACTCTCGCCGTCATATTCTGCTATTTGGAAATAGTCTAACTTGCTGATGTGAACGTCGAACCAGTCACGGTTTGCCCAGCTTGCAAGCTTCCAAAGTTCGTCAAATACGTAATCAAGGTCGGCATCGCCTCGGTTGATGAACCGGATGGCTGAACGCCGGAAAGATGTATCCGATTGGATACCGTCGTTAGTCCCAATCTGCGCGTCTTGCGCCGGACGAGATAGGGCTACCTCTACCAGCCGATTGCAGTAATCAGCCGGGAGATAGGACTTAAAGTAGCACCATTCGCCTTTCATACATCACCCTTATGGAGCACTATCCACTTCAAATTCAATAGTTGCTGTAGCAATAACAAGACTGGTTGCTGCAATACGGATTTCTATAGAAAGATCTCTAACTTGAAAATTGTTAGTGACAGTTAAAGACCAATCTCGTGTAGTACCTAAATTTACCCATCCAGTTGGGCCAGATATGCTTCCGCCACCAGCCGCCCACGTACCTTGAACCTCATAATCAGAGGTAGTGCCAGAACCTACTAACCACTGCCCGCTGATAGATACTAAACCAGCACCTTGTTGTCTGGATGCTTGTCCGCTACTAGCAAGACGGTATGTAGCAGAGGCAGTGCCCCCAACACCTGCTTTAGTCAGATTGATACAAGAAACATCAGTCACTTTTACGGACGGGAAGTATTTCTTCCAAGCGGATCCATCCCATGCGTAAGCATTTGTAGCGCCTACCCATGATGCGCCATCCCACACTTTGATGTAGCCGACTTCTGTCCAAGAACTGCCATTCCATACCTTAAGCGGCATGACGCACCTTTAGATCTGGAACCAAACGTCACCAGCAGCAGACGCAGTTGGCGTGGTGGACGATACAAATACCTGACCGCCACCCGTATATCCAGAGGTCACGTTACGCAGATAGTTGGCTCCGCTAGGACCCGGAGGACCTGTAGGACCCGTGGGACCGGTAGGACCCGGAGCGCCACCCGGACCGGTAGGACCAGTTGGGCCGGTAAGACCCTGCACACCCTGCGGACCAGTAGGACCAGTTGGTCCCGTACCACCAGAAGGACCAGTCGGACCAGTTGGACCCACCGGACCCTGCGGAACCGTGAAGTTAAAGATTGCCGCCGTGGAGGTACCGGAGTTCGTAACCGATGCCGACGAGCCGGACGGGCCAGTCGTGGTAGTACCAACTGTAATTGTTCCAGAAGGACCTGTAGCACCGGACGGACCAGTCGGACCAGTCGGTCCCGTAGGACCGGCAACACCAGCAGGACCCGTAGGACCGGTCGGACCCGCTGAACCACTAGGACCCGGAGGGCCTGTCAAACCCGTAGGACCGGTCGGCCCCGGAGGACCAGCAACTGTTGAAGCAGGACCAGTCGGACCAGTAGGACCGGTCGGACCCGTTGTACCAGCCGGACCCGGAGGGCCAGCCACCGTAGAAGCAGGGCCGGTAGGACCAGTAGGACCGGTCGGCCCCGCAGGGCCAGTAGGACCCGTAGGTCCGGTCGGAATAGTGAAGTTAAAGACTGCGGCAGCGGTAGTGCCCGAGTTCGTAACAGAAGCCGAACCACCAGCAGGGCTAGTCGTCGTAGTGCCTACCGTAAGCGTAGCGGCAGAACCAGTTGGACCAGTCGGACCGGTAGGGCCAGTCGGCCCCGGAGGACCCGGCACAGTAGAGGCAGCGCCCGTAGGTCCGGTAGGACCAGTCAAACCAATCGGACCAGTAGGACCGGTAGGACCAGTCGGGCCAGTCGGACCCGTGGGAATAGTGAAGTTGAAGACCGCAGCCGACGAGGTACCAGAGTTTGTAACGCTGGCTGAGCCGCCCGCAGGGCTTGTCGTGGTCGTGCCTACGTTAAGAGTTGCCGCTGTACCAGTCGGTCCCGTAGGACCCGTGGGGCCTGTCAAACCAGTAGGACCAGTCGGCCCAATCGGACCAGTCGGGCCAGTTGGACCCGTGGGGCCAGTCGGCCCTACAAGGTTGGTGGCATTAACAATATCCGTACCGTTACAAACAAGGATGATCTTGATACCGGAAGCAACCGACACGCCCGTCTGGCCCGTAACCCGGAACGTGACGGCAAAACCACCCGTCGTATTGTTATAGACGAAGTAGAGTTTCCGGTTATTAGGTACCTCGACGATACGCGCTGCCGTCAGGGTGCCGGTCAATTCGATGTACATGTTACGGGCCACGCCCGTAGCACCGTTCGGAATGGTCAGAACAGTCGGGGAAACGGTGTCTGCAACGGCTTGGGTGACGTACCCGGCAATCGACTGCTCAAGCAGGGTGCCAAGGTTGGTGTTGGTCGTGACGCCCCAAGTGCCGGACTGCTCGCCCGTACCGATCAGTTCAAGACCAAGGTTAGAACTGTAAGTAGTCATTTCGTACCCCTGAAAACGGCTTAGCCGTCCGGATCTAAGTTAGTCCAAGTTGTCGTCTGAGAGTCGTCTACGGGAGTCCAGCCACCACCTTGTGTGTCATCCACAGCAGCCCAAGCCGTAGCCGGGGCAGCGCCAACCGGGGACCAGACCCCGGTCTGGGAATCATCCACAGATTGCCATACTGACCCTTGGCTGTCATCAACTGGATTCCATAGGTAAGCCCCGTAACTAAAGTCGGCAACGGTAGCCGAGTCCGAAAACGACGCTAGGAAAACAGCCGAAGCGGAGAAGGCATCGTAGACATATACCCCTCCGGTAAATTGCGCGTTGAAAATGCCCTGCGAGAGGAGCGAATCAGCAGCCGTACCGGCCTCGACGACCTGTACAGCAAAACCTTGTTTGGCAGAAACAGCATCCGATATGGCAGCGGCGTCACTAAACGCCGACGAGAACACACCACTAGCCGCAGTCGAGTCCTGCCCCGTAGCAGTCTCAGCGATGGATGAGACAAACGCCTGATTAGCGTTGACGGCATCAGAAGCAAGAATGGCTTCGGTAATCGCCGTAGCAAACGTCTGGGCGGCACTCATCACGTCGGTGCCTACACCAGATTCGGCCACGTTCACATCGAAGTTGACCAGCGAACTTACTACATCGGATACCGACGCAGAATCACTTATGGATGCGACAACTACATGCTGAGAAGCAATCAGGTCCGACCCAGTTACGGTATCGGTAATAGACGAATTGAAGATGCTATTGGCTGTAGCGGTAGCCTCGCTCCCAGTCGCCGTTTCGGAGACCGAAACGTTCCATATCAGCCCGAGTAACGAGCTAAACGGAGTTGACGATATGGGAGCAAGGCCGAGCATTTAACTACTTGACAGCCTGCAAGTTCGGTCCCTGCGGCTGACCCTGCTGCGGCAACTGGGCCTGAGCCTGCTGCTGAAGCTTGGCAAAAAGCTGCGCCACCTGCTCAAACGGCTGCTTGGCAAGCGCCATAAAAATGACGTTAGCCTCTTCAACCGACAGATCATCAAACTTAATTTTACCGTTCATGTTCACTCCTCTTTGCTTGTTAACAACGTATTTATCAAGTTCTGGGTTAGCCATATATCAACTCATTTATGGGGCGCTATCTACTTCAAAATCGATAGTAGCGCTATCTAAAACAGCCCCGCTAGAAGCGAGTCTAATCTCAACCAAAAGACTGTGAGTTTCATAATTATTTGTAACGGTAAGAGTCCAGTCTCTTGTAGTAGACAGACTTAACCAACCACTACCGGGAGTGGTAAAAGTACCACCTCCGCCTAAATCAGTTCCTCTAACTTCAAACAAAGACACGCTGCCGCTTACAAGCCATTGTCCGCTAATAGACACCAGCCCAGCACCTTGCTGTCTTGACGCTTGTCCACTATTTGCAAGGCGATACGTGGCAGAAGCTGTTCCGCCAATACCTGCTTTAGTCAGATTGATACAGCTTTGATCAGTAATATTTACCGACGCTGGGGAGTTAAGCTGCGTGCCGTAGAAATCGCTGAACGCAATCGTGCCGGACGGAAACGTAAACGGCCCAGCACTACTCGTATAATAAGTAGTACCTCGATACGAGTTCAGATCATTGCCGCGACCAAACTCGGCATTGATATCCGACATAGCCAGCGTACCTGACGACGGAAGCGGCACTGCCTACCTCTTAAATTACGGCGCTGGGGTTGGACCCGGCGGAGGGGCAGGGGGACTCCACGGGAACTGACTCGTCGGCGTAACAGGATCTTTCTTAAGCGCAATCTGTTCAGCGATAACGCCCTGCACATGATCCCAGTACGAGCCGACTACAACCGCCTGAATCCAGCCAAGGACCTGCGCCTCGGTCAACTGGTCATACGGAGTGAAATCAGGTTGGCTCGGGTCCGGCGCAAACGGAGTCGCACCACTGAACGTGCCGGTGTTACCCGACTCGTCCGTACCAACGCAGTTCCAACGAGACTGCACAACGTAATCCTGAAGCTGCCCAACCGTGGTCAGTGCAAGCTCCGTGATCGCCCAAGTGTATGTAATAGCCATTGTTTACTCCTAGTCAGCAAGCCGCTGACTGATGATTTCCTGAAACGTATTGATCAAACTCTGTGGTACCGCAGACTCTAGCCAGCTAATCACTACAGCGTCGTCAATCTGATCGTACGGAATGTACGAGTCTTTATTAAAGACCGCCGGAATGGTTATCGTCTTACTGGAAGCTTTATCTTCAATCGTAATGGGCTTGAGTTCAAACGGAACTGTGCCCTGACATACCGCAGTCTTCCCATTATCGTTAGTGCCGACATAATCAAAATGCACGTGCGAAATAATGTCCGGTAGACCGTATACCGTCGTACGGTTAAGCAGCCTAATCTTCCACGAGTATGTAATAGCCATCAGTGCAACTTCCGCTTCAGGTCTTCTATTTCAGCCTTCAGTTCTTTGATCGCCTCAATGAAGAGGCCCGCCATGTTGCCATACTGTACGCCGTACTCGTCAACGTCCTTAGCGTAGGTCACGACTTCTGGCAGGACCTCGTTGATCTCCTGAGCAATCACACCGATCTGGCGCTTGTTCGGATCAACCTTCTCGTCGTTGGTCTCGATACGGTTGTAGTAAACACCGCGCAACTTCAAAACGGTATCAAGAGCATTGTCCACGGTAACAATGTTGGTCTTCTTGCGAACGTCAGAGTACGCAACGACGTTGCCGGTCGAGTAGATACCGCCATCGACGTACATCGCATAGGAACTGCTGGTTGATGAAGTTCTAACGCCTAAGCAAGCGTTACCGGCAAGCCAGTAGTAGATCCAGTAGCTGTAGTTATAAAGGCCACCGTTACCCCCGCTATCCCACATTGCAGTCGCACGGGAAGAGCTATATGAGTACTGAATACCAACGTAACTACTTTGCGGGTTTACGCCGCATCGGAAGTTACCGTATGTATCGGGGTTTTTGTAGAAGTAGTAAGAGTAGTCCTGCCAATAAACGCCAGATGTACCTTGAGGACGGAACCAGTCGTTAGCGAGAACGTACGAAAGCTGTGAAGTTCCGTTTGGGTTTACGTAGTAACCGGTGTCGTTGTAGTCGTAAAAAATCGGAGATCGGATGTCGCTAAATCCGTAAGTACGATCCGTCTGAAGTTGATTAAGGTTGCTTGTGCTGTGCGGGTCTACGTAATAACCGGTGTTGTTACTGTCGTAGAAAATGGGGGCACGAACACTTGCGTTACCATAAAGAATTTCACCGATAAGAGCTTCATAGCTAGTACCGGGGTTATTCAGTATTGATATACGCCCAGACGATTCAATACCAATTTGGCTAGCAACAACACCGCCCCAATGGAAACCTAGACGGGGTGGAAGATACGAAGAGCTACCGCCAAAGTTAGATTCACGAAGCTCAATCGCAGCAACAGAGTAGGATGTACTGCTGTTATTGTTAGACGCAAACTCCGCGTTGCTAAGGCAAGAATTGAAATTAATTCGGTTTGCGTTGCTGGTGCTAGCCGGGTCAAAGTAGTAATTGGTGTCGTTCCAATCGTAGAAAAGCGTTCCGCGAACGTCAGACGTAGTACGAAGACTACCGCCGCCCCACGCGCCATAAAATCCACCGTTCTCAAGAATTAGCATACCGTGCGAAGCAAGGTTACTTGCCGCACCACCAGCACTCGGATAGGACCAAGCGATACCGTAAAGGTTGCCGGTACTGGTACCGTCAATAGCTAACTTATAGGCATCGCCCATCGCAAACACGGCTTGGAATCTAGTAGATGCGTATGTACCAACAATGCCAGCACCGTAATCGTTGAAGATCAGGTTGCCACGCAGACGACCGGACGTAGTGCTGTTCAGATCGAGGTAGTAAGTAGTGTCGTTGCTGTCGTAGAAGACGGGGGCGCGGGAGGATCCGTTTGCTTGAAAATTTCCGCTCGTGTCAATCCATCCATTATTGGCATTCCATGGACCAAATGTGACGCCGTTTGCGCCACTAAGATTGATTGATCCAGCAGAAGTGCTTTGTAAACTACCGCCTTGCCACGTAGTCGGGAATGCGTGAATAGTTTGATTGTTGCTTCCAGCTTGGTAAAAGCGAATTACGCCATAGTCGCCAGAGCCGCCGCCATGATAGATAAACGAACCGGTATTACTTCCACTGTTACCATATATTAAGTTACCTGCCGCGCTTAACGACGTTCCGGAACTATTTGGGTCTAAGTAATAAGCGGTGTTGTTACTGTCATAGAAGATGGGGGCGCGGAAAGATCCGTCTGCCGTGGAGTAACCACGAATGTAGACAAAATCCCCTGACTCGCCCAAATACATAGTCTGGGCACCGGTCTGGCTGTACCAATGCTGTGATTGGAGAACGTAGAATGAACAGTCCCACCGAGGAGCATTAGTGGACGTATAGGTTGTCCACCAATAGTATCCCCTCGTCAAATTTAGGTTTGTTGTACTAGCCGGGTCTACGTAATAGGCGGTGTTGTCGCTGTCGTAGTAAATCGGTGTACGGACACTACCGTTAAATACCGCAGCGCCGTCAGTCGAACGAATTTCTGCAACGACAGAAGGTTGCCCGCTTGATGAGCCAGATTCCCACGTCCAGCCGTAACCTGAGGCGCTTTCAATAAAACTTCTTAAAGCCCAACTCGTTACAAGAGTTCCAGAAGGAGCAGTAATATTCCCCGTTGCTCCACAGCCTGTAGCCCCCGCAGGACTCATGTATTCAGCCCACGCGGTATAACTCGGTGAATACCAACTTATTCCAGTATCAGCACCGTTTGCTCTTCTAAAGAACGTTCTATAAATATACGTTGAGTTTAGAACGCTTGTGCTAGCCGGATCAGTGTAAAAGGCGGTGTTGTCCAAATCATAGAAAATTGGCGCACGAAGGCTACTGCTATGAGACAGCAGACTAGAGTTAATGTTTACCCATGTAGCACTACTACCGTTATCCCTTAAATAGTAGTTCGATGCATTCATGTAGATTGAGGCGTCATTCCCCAACCAAAACTTAGTTGCGCCGCTTGGATCACGGAATTCTGTCCAAGTCCCGCCTTTACTAATAACGGCTGTCGAACCGAGATTCAGAATGTTGTTAGTGACATTTAACGCGTTTGCTGTCAGCGTCGAACCATCAAACGTCAGGTTGGCCGAACCCGCAGCGACACCGCCGTTGTTATAAATGACTTGACCGCTGGAGCCAGCAATCGGCCCCGGAGGACCGGTAGGGCCAGTAGGACCCGTAGGACCAGTCGAGCCAGTAGGACCAATAGGACCAGTGGGACCAGTAGGACCCGGACTACCGGTTGGACCCGTAGGGCCAGTCGGACCAACAGAACCCGGAGGGCCAGTAGGACCGGTAGGACCCGTTCCACCAGTCGGACCCGTGGGGCCAGTCGGGATCGTGAAATTGAAGACAGCAGCAGATGACGTGCCGGAGTTAGTAACCGACGCAGAGCCGCCAGCAGGACTCGTTGTAGTCGTACCAACAGCAATCGTTGCAGCAGAACCCGTGGGGCCAGTCGGACCAGTCGGACCTGTAGCACCAGTCGGGCCAATCGGACCTGTCGGACCAGTGGGACCAGTCGGACCCGGAGGACCAATAGGACCGGTCGGACCCGTAGGACCAGACACGCCAGCCGCCCAAACACCGTCACCGCGCCAGAACGTAGAGGCCGAAGCACTCGTACCGCTATTGAGATTGGTAACAGGTAAGTTACCCGTCACGCCCGTGGTAAGCGGCAATCCTGTCGCATTCGTCAACGTAACGGCGCTAGGCGTACCAAGATTGGGCGTAGTAAGAGTCGGGCTGTTGGAGAGAACAACATCACCGGAACCCGTTGAAGTCGTAACACCCGTACCGCCATTCGCCACCGCAACCGGGGTCGTGAGGCTAAATTGTGTCCCACTAAGTGTGAGGCCGGTACCTGCCGAGTAGATCTGGGCAGATGAGACCTGAGCAAACGTGATTGCCGTCGTGCCAAACGTGATGACGCCAGCAGTGTTACAGACGTACGTTTCACCTGCACCGGTATTACCCGATGTGATGAAGAACGCGTCACCATTACCAAGAGAAGTAGGACTCTTCAGCCCATAAGTATCTGCGTCAGTAGCACGAGTCAGAACCCAAGCAACTGATCCGCTACCAACGGTCGTGACGGTATAAACACCGTTCTCAAACGCATTGGTCTGGTTGTAGATGAGGATTCTGTCGCCGGGCGCAGCAGTAGGGCCGTCCGGAGCAAACGCAGCAAGCGTACCGTTATTAGTCAGCGTAGCGCCGACACCCACACCCGGACCACCCGGTTGGTTATAGATAGCGACAAGGTTGCCCGTGCTATTTGGAACCTCGTACTTGACCGGGCTGTGGTACGTAATACCCGATGAGACGAGGTTATCTACGTAAGTCTTATTGGCGATGTCATTGCCTGACGCCGGAGTCGTAGTGACCGTACCCGCCGTGAGAGTCGCCGTACTTATCGTAGCCGTCGTGAACGTAGCGGTCGTAGGAGTGACAGCACCAATGATGCTGTTCTCAATCGCGTAGCCCGTTAGATTGCCAGAAGTATCCTTGTAGACCGCCTTGCCTGCCGGGTAGTCAGCGAAGACAGACTTTGTTCCAGCGGATAAAGGAACGATCAAACCTCCGTTAGAGGAGGCCAGAATCGTGCTACGGGTTAGCGTAAGTCCCGAAGCAGAATACGTACCAATACCGACTTCCCACTCATTCGCAGTCTGGTGGGCAATCGTGTAGTACGTCGTGTTCCCGTCGCCAATAGCCGCAAACGACTGATAGCCCGTCTGCGCCCCGTTAAGGGTGATCGTGCTAGTGCCAGTGGTAGTCGTCGTCTCATTGACGCGATCAGCAAGAACTAGAGCCATTTCAGGCCCCCATCAGTTGATCTTCCGTAAACCAGCGCTGTTGAGCATTGCCTTCGGCATCGACCCATTCAACGAGATAGTAGACAACCCCGTCCTCGGTCATACGCATAGCAACGACCGGACCTTCCGGTACAACAGCCTTGACGCGAACCTTATCGCCTTTCTTGAACATAAATTACTCCTTAAGCGGCATCGAGGCTGAACGTGTAGGTCACGTTGAGCGTATCGCCCGAAGACACGTTGCGGTCTCCCGGCGACTGGAAGTCAGAAGCCGAGAAAAGAATACCAAGCGAACCGCCCTTGACGTTGTTGCTGATCAGGAACGCGCCACCCACTGTATTCGTCGAGTTGATGTTGAACTGGGCGGGAGACAGCGAGTTCGTGATGACAGACGGGTCAGCATTCGTCGCACCGCCAAACACACAAGCCGGACGGGTCGCATTGCTGTACGGGGTGATCTCAGTCCAGCCTGCATGAAGCGCAGCCGTATCACTTGCCGCCGGGGTGTTCGACGCAGCAGCGCCATAGAGACCGATGTACCACGTGGCGCTATAAGTGACGCCCGTGAAGTACTTGTCGTTCATGTCCTGAAGACCAACGTTCACCACGAGGTTCTTGGACTCAGCCGCCCACTTCAGGTTGCCGTCCTTATCGCGGCACTCTATGCGGTACACACCACCTGCACGAGCATGTTCGTCAGAACCGAGCAGGCGCTCAAGCGCCGCGCCCACTGCGTCTGCCGACTTGGCCTTTTCGTTAAACATCTCAGTAACTCCTTAAGTAAATCGAAGCAGCGCAGAACTGGAAGAATTGGTCGGCATTTGCACCGTGAAGGTGTTCGTAGCAGTCTTGTCCGCGCCAAAACTCAGGACCGCTATAGACTTGTTGCTCTTACTGGCGTTGTAGATCAGCCCACCTGCCGTCGTGAACGACGCCGGGGTCCACACAGCGTTGTTGAAATCTACGTAGACCACGCTATCTGCGGTGTTGATGGTTGTGCCCGTCAGCACGATGCCCCCAGCAGAGTAGCCCGTCCCGACCACTTCGTTAGTGGCGGAGTAAACCGTAGTGCTCTCGCTGAGGTCCGCAGTGCTGTAGTACAAAGCAAGCTTCAACGTATCCGTCAAAAGGTTGTGAACCCCTTGCAGGATCTCGGCTTTGAAACTCAGAGTTTGAGTCTGATAGATCATGACGTGACCGGCACCCTAACCTGACCTGAGCGGTACGCATCGCGACGGTTGAGACCGTCACCCATACGCATGAGCAACTGCATCGCTTCCTGATACTTCTGCTCGTAATACGCCATCATGTCTTGCTCACCCTTCAAGTAGGTGTATGCCTCACGCAGCGAACCATAGAGCAGTACCGTTTCAAAGTTGTCACCCACCCATGACGTGCCAGCCGTAACGATGGATTCTGGGTAGTAGTAATAGTGCATCTCGACTTGATAGTTGCTATCCGGGGTCGGCCCCAAAATGAACGTGTTCTTGTCGAAGATGGCGTAGTACTTAGGCACGCCAGTATCGTCCGGGTCAGGATATGACTGACGGATAAAGTTCACATCCTTATCCAGCAGAAACTCCTGAGCATTCGTCGTCGGGTTGATCACTGACAACGAGAAAGTAGCCAGCCAATCTGCTGGCATAGTCAGGTACTTGTTGTTAGGAGTCAGGGTACCGATCTGATTGCGACGGATCGCAGGGATCTGCACCGAGTTATAAATACGCTCCTCAGCAAGTTGTACAAACGTAGGAATGTTCGCTACGAACGACGTTTCCGTCGATTCGCAGTACTGTTGTATCAACGTAGTGAGAGTTGCGTAGTTCATAACTTAGCGGATTAACGCTCTTTGCCCTGACGCGTCAGCACGCCAGCCAAACCGCCCTTATCGAGGTTGACTTCAGCGATGAACTTGCGACCCTTGGTGGCAGCGCCGTAGCCCTGCATATCCATGTGGGTGACGCCACGGTTCACATCCTTCTCAGGATAGCCGTTCTCGCCCGTAGGAGCGTTATTTGGCTCAGGCTGCTTGTACTTGCCGATGGGGTTCATGTCCCAATCGAAGAACTTGAAATCAGGCTTACCCATGTTGATTACCTCGGGCCAGAAGACTTACGCATCGGGCTGCGCTGGTTCATCACCTTCGCCATGTTCCGACCGTACTTCTTCATCTCAACGTTGGTTTTACCGCCCGCACGAAAGCCTTTAGCGTTCTTGCCGTGAGCCTTGTTCGCCGGAAGTTTGGCGTGTTCTTTCAAAGTCATAGCCATCTCAATCTCCTAGGTCGTTACGACCGTTACATCTCCGACGTATCCTTTGGATACGAGATAATTCGGGGTCAACCCTGCATCCGTGGCATATGCGCCACCGACCGGGTTCCATCCCCACTGAATCATTCTACTACCACCCGCACCGTCATTACCGGGCGCGTAGTACGTCGTATCCGGTCTCGGGTTACGGATTGCCTGCGGGTCATCTACTGGGTACAGACCAAGCGACAACTGTGGCTGATCAGGCTCCCAACATTCTACGCAGACCAGAATATTGACGTTCTTGGTTTTGATGACAAGCGGCCTAAGATCCCTGAGCTTATAACGCCACCCGCAGCGGTCGCACTGCGAGATAGCATGTTTGCCACTTGCAAACCTATTAGGCATCAGTAGCCTCCCAAGAAGCTCTGACGCGGCACAAACCGCACCGCTGCCTTCTCCCGGTCTTCGCCCGCAGCTAAGTCCCAAGCCTCGTCGTACTGAGCCTTCAGCACCATCGTACGAGCATCAGCGCCGGGGATCTTCATCGAAAGCATATAGGCCAATCCCGCGACCATGCAGGGCAGGAAGCGGAACGGGATATCCTGACCGTTGGAGCCATTTCCAACATCGAACATACGACGGAGGCGGGTGTAGTACAGCGTGTAGGTCGTGCTGTTGTCGGGCTTCGGCCACACAGTAAACTGCGGGTAAACCACGCTACCCGCCGAATCCGTTGCACCCGTACGACGATTGATCCAGATCTGGATAGGACGCCCCGTCGCATTCTTGTTAGGAATAGCAACGTAAGTGCTAGACGAAATACGGCTGATGTTGATGTCGATCTGGTTTGTCCCCGTGCCCGTACGGATCACGTGGTCCAGAAGGTCAACCGTGTCAGCAGCAAGGTCGTACGTTCCGACGTTGTAAGTCAGGGTATGGGTGCCCTGCTCAAGCGTCCAGAGGTTGATACCCCGGTTAGCCCAGTCCATCAGAAGTAAGGACAGACTACGCTTTGCCGTACGCAGGTCATAACCGCTACGCAGTTCCGCACCGCAACGCTCGAAAGCCTCTTCTACGATGGTATTGAGGTCGAGGTTAAAGTCGGTAGTGGCTGTAGTCTTGTCGGCCATTACTTCTTGACCTTTGCTTTTTTAACGCTTGGCGGTTTTTGCGCTTTGACGGAAGGCTTCGGCTGTAGGGGCACCTTTTGAACCCACTCTACGCATTTTCTCCCCAGACCCCGCAGCGATCCGAGCACGTTTTTTATGAATGTTTTCATAGAGACCCCCGCCCTTAAAAGTCTTAATCCGCTTACCCGTGCCACCAACAGGCTTATCGTCCCCACGCCGCTTGGCACGGGGGATCTTGCTAGGAGCCATAGCACCCATACCACGCGACGGCATCATTAGACGAACTTCCCGCGAGTCTTGCCCTTGGTTACACAGCCATCAGCACGCTTGGAAGCAGAGGAGACAGAGCCGCCTTTCTTCATACCCGACACGCTACGCTTCTGCGCTTTTTCATACGCTTCGCGCATCTTGCGAGCCATCTCTTCCTGACGTGCCTGCTCAAGCGCCTCACGTTCTCTACGTGCTGCTGAAGCCTGCTCTGGCGAACGACGGGGCCCCTGCGGGCCTTTGGGCGTCTGGTTCATTAGCACTTACCGCCGTAAGCCATCTTGACCATCTTGCCCTTGGTCTTGCCCTTGCTGGCGATACCATCCGCGCCCTTGCGGAACACCGAACCGCCTTCCTTATAGCCCTTGACCATCGCACGGCCCATGGTGTCCGGCGTACGACGCTTCATAGCGCGGCCAGCCTTATCGGCCAGACCACCCTTACGCATCATGGCCTGCGTACCGCCAGCCGCGCCCATACCACTCACCGGGTTGGCAGCACCGCCACCAACAGGAGCAGAAGAACGCGGAGGGCTCGCCATCACTGCACGCTGAGCAGCACGCGGGTCGCCACCGGGCTTGTATCCCTGATAGTCCCTACCCAACTTCGTAGCAATACGCTGCCGAGAAGCCGCCCGCTGGGCATCGGTCATTTTGCTCATCATTTCGATTTACTCCTGAATTTACGGCCTTTGTCGGCCTTGTTGAATTCCTTCGCCACTTTAGTCGGGACTCCGACTTTCTTAGCAAAGGCTGGGTTATGGGCGGCAGCGGCCATGAGGTTACGCTGCGCTTTTGACTTACTGGGCACGATGCTGCTCCACTAATCTGTCGATCTTCTGCTCTAAACGATCCAGACGATCTAAAAGTATCTGAGAATCAGCGCGTACTTCAGCCCGTGTAACATGATCTCGCGCAACTTCTTCACGGGTCTTGTTGAGAAGAATCCCAAGTCTCTTGAGTTCTTCAAATTTGTCTTTCACGACAAACCCCAAGATACCCACGATTCCCGTAAGAACCATGTTCCAAATGACCATTTCCATCTCAACACTTCCATGCGCGAAGAGACTTGTTGATGCGGCTATTCGGATCATTGGCCGTCTTGGCACTCGTAAGTTTGCGCTTCATGCCAGACATACGGGCACAGAACGATTTCTTACGAGGACCGCCTTCAGGCTGCGGAGCCTTGAGACCCGGCTTACCGGGATTAGCGCGGTTATAGGAAGCCCGACCTTTGGCATTCAAGCCGCCAGCCGGGTTTTTCCCTTCTTTCCGCTGCCAAGCGGGTGACTTAGGCATAGAACACCATCACCGAGACCACGCTCGTCAGATCAACATAAATGTCGGTCTGGAAGAGCAATCCTTGATCAGGGATCAGGATGTAGTCTGGAGTCGAGGACGCAGCAAGGGTATTGACGGTCAGTTTGACCGAACCTGAAGCTCCGCCATCTCTAAACACCACACTGCCTGCCCCCGTGTCGGGGATGATGTAAATAGCCTTAACGCGGTTACGGCCAAGGGTATTACCCGCCTGATCAGCGAGGAGCCCGTCCGTCGTTCGCACCGCACTGGCTAAGACATCTGTTTGCATAGCCATTAGCGGCTCCTATTAAGCGATGGTTACGCCACGCGAAGCAAGGATCGCCCAACCAGCAGCGGTGTAGATCAACGTGACAGAATCGCCTGCCGCCGTGAACGTGATGGTCGCAAAGCCAAGCGGGGTGGTCGGGGTCAGCAGAGCCGAACCACCGTCAACCGTGTGGACAATGACCTTGAGTTCACCAACAACGCCATTGGCAAGCGTCAGAGCCTGCGCCACGCCAGACGTAGTGAGCGAGGTGAACGTGTTGGTAACGTCAACCGCACCAGCGCCCGAGAGGGACTGCGTGCTAAGGACGATATCCTTACCAAACGAAGAGTTGATCGTGACGGCACCCGTGGTGCTGTCGATAGTGACGGACTCAAAGCCGTTCTGTGAACGGACCGGCCCCGTAAACGTGGTGTTAGCCATTAAAAATACCTCACATGCGAGTAATAACGGTGCTTATCAGTCTGCATGTCGTCAGTCGGGCCTGTCTGATAAGCGATGTTTCCCGATAAAGACTATATACGCCTAGGTTTCCCAAAAGGGAAGGGGGGCCGAAGCCCCCCTCACCTAGTTCATCAGGACGCGCCCGGCGAACCGAAGATACCCAGCGGATCCGACCAGCCGAAGCTATAACGCTCACGGCTCTTGTAGCGGACGTTACCGGTATCGAAATCCCCGTCCATGCTGTTCGCAAGCGGGGTACGGACAAAGTGCTTCATGCCGTTCGGAACGTCGGTTCGGAGGAACCAGCCATTCGGATCAGTCAGGAAGTGGTTGACCGTGTAGCCTTCCGGAATCGAACCCATCGCCTTGATGGCGTTGATGTCGTTGTCAGCGGTCGCAACACGGAGTTCCGTGTCGAGGAGTCGCTTGGCGACGAACATCAGAGCCGGGGGGACGATGAGCTTGCGCGGCTTGGCAGCAATGAGCAGACCACGTTCGTCGGTCCAGCCCGCAATCTGAATCACCGCAGCCTCAAGCGAAGTCTCGTTGAGGTCCGAGGCGGTCAGACGGTTGCTGTTGGTGCCGCCCGAGACGAGCGGGTGGCTGGCATTGCAGAGCGACACGCCGTCGCCACCGGTATAGGTGGACGAGAACGCATTGTTCAGCACCGCAGCAGCCTTGACCTGCTTCGTGTACGCCATGGCGCGAGCAAGAGCCTTCGTATAACGCTTGCTGAGCGAGTCGTACAGATTGTCTTCCACAGCCTCTTCCGTGATGGAGAAGCCGAGAGCAATCGTCTCGTGGTTGTAACGAGCAGTCCAAGCTTCCTGCGCGTTGTCATACGCAATCGCTTGGCCTTCCGGCTTGACCGGAGCAGCGGAGAACCCGCTGAGCTTCGTTTCCTCTTCGAAGGAACGCTCGGAGGTCTCAGTTTCGTAGATCTCCTTGTGCTCCTCACCATACTGCTTGTACTCCAGACCGAACAGGGCGTTCAGACCGGGCAGCAGCTCCTTAAGAAGTTGTGCACGTGAAATAGCCATTTCTTAGAACTCCTGTTAGGTGCCCGACGCGTTGTTATACGCGTGGTAGCCAGCGTTGAACTTCACGATGAACTCGACGAAGTTGCCGCTGCTGTTGGCCGACTCAGGCACCACATCAACTACACGGAACGGCAGTGAAGTCGTCACGTTGTTGATGAAGACGCCCATCTTGCTGTCACCGGTCGTCGAAGAACCCGTGTTAAGCACGAGCTCCGCGTTGGTGCCAAACGAGTTGGCGCGGGACAGGTAAGCCGGGAGAAGACCGCCAGAGGAGCTATTCGCGACGTTGCTCGTCACGTTGACAACCTTGAACAAAGCGTTCGGATCGTCGCAGACGTAGGCCGAGATATCATCAGCAGCGATGCTACCCGGATAGTACTGCGAGAAGAGCTTCTGCTTCGTCGAGGGGTTGGTGTACGAACAGCCGAGGAACACGCCGATGATACCCGCAATCGGGGAGGCGTCGTTCTGGAGGGTCGTAATGATGACATTTCCCGACGAGTTCAACTGGACGACATCACCGTTGTAGATGGCCGTGCCGTAGTTGTTCCCAATCGGAATCTGTCGAGTCGCACCCGCAAACGGCAGTCCACCGATCAAATTGACCGGCTTCAGGCCATAAGGTGCATCAACAGTGGGATAAGCCATTTGATACTCCTAAAAGTGAATTTATTTACCACCGCGTCCGAACGAAGTCGTTGAACGCTTCTCGTTAAAGAGCGGCATACGAGCATCGTTAGTACGCATGAAGTTGTTATCCACGGCGTCCATCTGGGACGAAGCCTGCTTCAGATAATAATCATCACGCTGCTTCATCATCTCTTCAGGAGCCTTGCACAACAACAAACCGCCGATTTCGACATTTCCCTTAAAGCGGGAGTTCGGATCGGCCTGTAGCATCAACTCCGGATGGTCTTCGGCCTTACAGGGCTCCCAACCTTCACGGAGTTTTGCGGACGTATTTGTTGGGTCAGCCGTGCCCATCAAACTGGTCCGGATCCACCTAAATACCCAACCCGGCTGTTCCTTTGGTGCAGGAAGTACCTGCGGCGGGGTCCAAGCGGTTTTACGCTGCGTTGATTCACGCTTTTCCAATTCACGATCAAGACGACTGTCAGCCATTTGAGTTCTCCAGTTTCATAAGTTCTTTGGCGTACTGCTCGTTGCTCAGACCAAGTTTCTTGGCAAGTGCAACTTGAGACGTTGTTAATCGAACCTGCCTCGGGGATGTGGCCCGAGTTACCGGAGCAACCACATTGGCTGCTGGCTTTGCACGAGGTGCGGTTTTGGCCTGCTCCCTCGCTGGCTCTTCCTCAGTTGTACTTTCAAATACCTCCGGAAATCGCTTCTTTATCGTCTCGTCGATTCGGTGGTAGTAATCATCGCTACGCGGATCCATACCAGCACGGACCAATTTTTCGTGCAGGCCGAGCGCGAGGGCGGTCATCTCCTCGTCCACACCGAACCAAGTATTTTTCTGCCTCCAAGCCTCGGCTTTTGGGTCATAGACCGGGGCAGATACTTGCGGTGTCGTTACCTGTTGGTTTGCTTGTACACCCTGTTCTTCACTTTGTAAAGAGGGCCTGAAACGCTCATAATCACGGAGTTTTAGCTTGGCTTCTGTCAAGCTTTCTTGTGCTTCCGTAATCTTCTCAGCGTCACCGGATTCAAATGCCTGCTTGAGTTTCTCCTTAGCACTCGTAAGCTCGATATTTGCAGCCTTGGTGACTTCCTGAATATAAACCTTCTCACCCTGCCCAAGTCTTTGTTTTAGCTTGCGATTTTCCTCAAACTGGGCCTGAGCAAACCGTTCAGCCTCTGCCTTTTCACGGGCATAACGCTCCTTCTCACGACGCTCGTCGTTCCAAACCTTCTTCATCTGTTTGAAGCGTTCGCGCACGTCGTCGGAGTATTGGTCGAGGTCATCCTTCTCAAGGGACTCAACAATCTCCTTCGGCATAGGCTTGGCATGCGCCCTATCTTCAGGCGGCATGTCGTCCACGATTTCAATGCTCAGATCGTCCGCAGCCTTTTCGACTTCGGGGGTCTTTTCATCAGGGAACTTAAATTCCTGCTGGTCTGCCATAAATCCCTCCTTTAGGCTCGGCGGATGCCACGGGGGTCATCGACCACCGCTTCCACCGTGTCGTCGTTGATGATCCGGAATTCACGACCGTGGATGACCACGCGGGTGCCCGAGTACGGACGGGTGAGGACAAAATCCCCCTCCTTGCACCACGGGCCTGTCGGAAACCGGTCCTTGTCGGCATAGCACAGATCACCCATCTTGATGACGAACAGGACGACGGTTGTCTGCTCCTCGACCTTCTTGGTGTCCTCTGCCTTGATGATGCCGCCCTCATACTCCTCCTCCACCTGCGGTACGGCGCAGAGGATTCGGTACCCCTTCGGCTCAGGGAGAAGTTTTGCTTTCTCTGCCTGCTCCTTGGTGGCTTCAATATCAATACTACTCATCAGCACGCTCCAGTTTATTGGCAAGGTCTTTAATGTGATTCTTGGCGAGGTCAAGACCCTGTAACGCCCCACACAATCTTTTGTATTCAGATTCGTTGAGCTTCCCCTGTATCAGGCTGTCAACGATAAGTCGCTTCTCTTCCTCAAGTTTTGAATCGAGGTATTCGAGCGGTGTGCTGTAGTTCATGATCTACAGTTACTCCTTTGACTTGGATTTGTTAGCTGCCGACATGCGTGCAATGTCTGCAAGCTCCTTGGCCTTAGCGATTTCGACGCCGAGGCGTACGCCTTCGGCCCGCTGTTTGGCCTTATCCTTCTGAATGTCCACGCCCATCTTCGCGGCTTCAAGCTGCTGTCTGGCGGAGGATTCGGCTTGACGAATCTCCAACTCATCGGCCTTGGCAACGGCATCAACGGTGTCCTTTTGAGTCTTCCGCTGCTGCTCCTGCATCCTGATCTGTGCATCAATCTGCATCTGTTGCTGCTTGAGTTGCAGTTCCTGCGCCCTAAGTTGCAGTTCCATCTGCTGCATCTGGATGATCGGATCCTGTTGCTGCTGGGCGATCTGCTGGGCTTGTGCTTCTGCCAGATCCTTCTGTAGCAACTGTGCGGCGGCTTGAGCCGCAAGCTGAGAGACCTGAATCTCGACGGCTTCTGGCATAGGTTCTTCATCGGGCGGCGGCAGAGTGGAGCCAAGCTGCTTCTCGATCTGCTTGCGATATTCGAAGGCAATGTGCTCCATCAGGTGCGCTTGTGCTGCACCCATGATTGTCTGCGCCTGTGGGTTCTGGCCCACCATCTGCATGATCTTCGGGTCCTGCATAGCGGCCATGTGGACACGAATGTGCGCCTCGTGATCCTGATACAGGAACGCCTTGACGGGTTTGCCCGTCATGATATTCATGTTCTCCGTAACCGGATCAGCAGGCTTCATCTCATCCGCAATCGGGATGATTTTCTGGGCGTTTTTGATGCCCAAAGTCTCGATCATCTGCCTATGTAGATAAGGCAGATCATAGATCTGGGGATTCGTCTGACTAAGTTGCAGCACGGCTTGGTACTGCACGATCTTCTGCGACATCGTGGCCGCGTTCGGGTCCGACACCGGGATGACATCTACGTCATCGTAGTCAGCCTTCTTGGCCTTGCGATCTCCGACCTCCGGCTCGTACGAATACTCGTCGGGGGTGTTGTCGCGGATGATGAGGGCAAGGAGCTTGAACTCCTGCTTCATCGTGTAATAGATGCGGGCCTGCACCGCGCTCATCACTTTGAGAACACGCTCAAGGATGGCAAGCGTCGTACCGACCGGGGCCTGCGAAGACATATCGCTGACCTTGAGGTCCGACACCGCAGCGAAGCGGCGTCCTTCCTCGACCACCTTGTCCATCAACATGGCAAGGGTCTGGCTCGGTTCCTTGTACGGCAGGGGCAAAATGTTGTCGCGTATCGCGCCGCTCGGCACGTCTACGTCGCGGAATTCTCCGGGAGCAATAGGCGTATCGTCTCCCTTAATTCTAAGCCCACGCGACTTGAGGCCACCCGGTAGGTTGCTGAGGGTTCCTGCGTCGATAAGCTGCCTAAGAAGTGATGTAGCAGCCTTAGAGTGTCCGCCGATAAGGTGGATGAGACCAAAGTAGTAGAACCCGAATCCGGGGATGTAACCATAATGAACAAAGTGCTGTCGCTTTTCTTTGAGTTCATCGTCTTCTCGCCAATTCCTTCTGATCGCCAAAACCGTGCCGGTACCCTTCTCAATCGTCACCACGTAGGGCAACGCGATACCTGTCTCGTTGTTATCGTCATCGACATCCGGGTATCCAGCCAAGTCGATGTTGACGTGCATCTCAAGAAGCTGGAACCGGTCGTCCATCGAAGCACTGAAGCCTTGATCCTCAGCCTTCTGCTTCTCAACCTCGTCCATCGTACGGATCGGGTCGCCAAGATCGATATCCCGGTAGAACCCCGCATACTGAAGTTTGCGGAGCTCGTTCTTGGTCTTACGCATGCGGTGCGTAACACGGTCGGATGACTCAAGGTTCGGAGCGCCGTAGGGGACGATGATGTCCTCAGCCGGGATGAACACCGCAGTCTGACGATTGAGCGAAGGGTCGAAATACACCTTCTTGAACGCGTTACCCGAGAGGGCCAGCGACAGCAGCATGCGCTCATGCTCAGGCCGATACTCCTTCATCTTCTCGGTCAACTGATAGTTCATGTCATCAGCGACACGGATGGCAGAGTCCTTCTTCTCCGGGGTCTCCTTGCCGATGATCTTTGTCTTGACCGGCCCCATCGCAGGGAAGGTCTCCATGATCGTCTCGGACTGGAACTTGACCGCCGACTCCATGAGAAGCGGGTGGAACACACCACACGCACCCGGCCACGGCTCGGTGCGCTCTTCATAGCGGATGCCAAGGATCTTCAATCCTTTGATATACGTATCGAGCCAGTCTTTACGACTAGAGAGGTCCTGCTCATACTGACCGATCAGTTCACCAGCGAGACTCTGCAACTCGTTCTCGCCCATGTAGTCAGCGAGGTTCACGTCGAACGCATCAGCACGCGGCTCCTCCTTCATCATCTCGATGATGGCCCCATCAACGCCGATGGTCACTGCCTCTGGGTCTTCAACCTCGATCACAACGTCAGACTCCGGCAACGCGCCAAGGCCGACCGGGGCTTCATACAGACCTTTCTCAATAGCCATGATGCTCTCCTAGCGCCGCCTTAACGTCGCTGTATTTGTCTTCGGATTGTAGGTGTATTGATCAATGGACTTGCCAGCGGCTTTTGCCGCCCTGTCCTTGGCTCGTTCTGCGGCGGTCATTCTGTCGCGCTTGCGACCTTCAGCCGTCAGATTGCCTTTGGCATCGACATGTCCTCGCTTTTTAAGGATCTCAAGGGCCATGTCTTTGTCTCCGACCTGCGCTGCAAGCCGGTCGATCAACTGCCCTCGGCCCATAAACTTCTGGGTAACCATCAGTAAAACCCTTCTCGTCTGTGGCTCTTGAACCATTTAGTCGGCTCAGGCTCGTCAGTCGGAAGCCGTATGAACCCACCCTGTCTAAAACGGATAAGCGCAAGAGTGGTCGCGTCCACCAAGTCATCGTGGGTCCCGCTTGGAAAGTCGTTACATTCTTCCATCACTTCCCGTGCCCATCTGTGGTCGCTACACCAGACTATTCCTGAGCTAAATAAGTCCACCACCGCATTAACGCGACTGATCTTGTCCTGCCCCTTACCCGGCGTGAACTCGGATATCGGAACGCCCATACGACGCATCTCCTGATACAGGGCTGCGCCGTTAGACTTCTTCTCTACAATAAATGTATCAGGTTGCCACTCTTTATACTCGTTTAACACCAACTGCTTCAACTCGGGGAACTCCATCCGCTCCTTTATGGAGTTGAGCAGGACGATGTTGTAGTTGTTGGTCTCCTCGTTGAAGAAGACCCCCCAAGTCATCAGGGCGTTATAGTCAGCCCGGTTGTTCTTCTCCTGAGCGGCGTCAAGAGACATGATTATATGTTCGCACTGGGGAGGGGAGTCCTTCTCCCATATCCGCCACCACTCCCGTTTGATGAGCGCCCCCTCCTCAGAGGTCGGCTCCTGCATGTACTGGGCCTGCCAATACCGCACGTCCATCGAGGCTTTTTTAGCCAGCAACTCATCGATAGCCCAGAACTCAGGCCAGAGCGGTTTGTCGTTCAAAATAGCGGGAAACTGTACAACCTCCCACTGATCGGCGTCGTCGTTGCGGATCATGTGATCGACGATCTTCCCCGTCAGGTCCATCTTGGACCAGCGGGTCATCACCACGATGATCGCGCCACCCGGCATCAGTCGCTGGACTGGGCCTGACTGGAACCACTCCCATGCTGGTTCGAATACGTCTGCGCGACCCTGTTTAGCTTCCTGTTCAGAATGAGGATCATCAATAATAAAGAGATCGGCACCGCGACCAGCAAGAGCGCCACCCACGCCAATAGCGAAGTACTCGCCATTAAAATTCGTACCCCAACGAGACGCAGACTTACTGTCCGCTTGAAGTTCGACATTAGGGAAAACATCACGATAACTCTCCGACCCCACCAAGTTACGGACCCTACGACCAAAGTTCACCGCCAGATCCGCAGTATGCGAGGCCATGATGACCTTTTTCTGCGGGTATTTACCTAGAAACCACGCCGGAGCGAGGTACGAGATCATCTCACTCTTGCCATGACGCGGGGCGATGTTGACGATCACTCTTTTTTTCTTGCCTGCCGCCACGTCCTCAAATATCCCGGCCAATTTCCGGTGATGCGGACCCACTTTGTAGCCCGGATATACGTGTTCTATGAAGTCAAGGAAGGAAGTTGTAGCCACTTCCTGCGTGATCTGTGATTTGCCGTCCGCAACAAGCCTAGAAAGCAGCGCCTGCTCCTTATCCGTCATGTACGGCAGGAGTTCTTGGGCCTTTTTAACGAGATCAGGGTTGAGCATCGCCCTGTTCCACAGGAATCGACTCGAATTCGGCCTCAATCACGCCATCTTTGGCACGTTGCTTGGCCTTTTCATGGCTCAACACGCGCTTTTCTACGCTCTCGATGATCTTGGCAAGCTCTTTTTCGATCTCAGCCATGGGTTTGACCACGTGAGTGGTCTCGGTACGGCGCTTAAATGCGTCCACACCGTCTACTTCGCCCAATTTTGTGACCGCAGCGATGCGAGTCTTGCTATCCCCGGCGTGTTCGATCTCATAAACAAGCTTATTCACTACATAAGTCTTGAGATCAGACAGTTCTTCGACAAGTTTGAAGCTTGCTTTGGACACGAGACCGGCCAAATAGACCTGTAGCTCGTTGGATTCTTTGCTCAGATCAAGTTTCTTTTCAGGATCTGCCATATGTTCACGTGCAATCTGCTCTGCACGGGCCATGTCCTCCTCTGTAGGAAGCACGGGGGTATCAGTCAGATCAGAAATCAACTTAATAGTAGCCGCCCGCATGCGAAGTTCTTCAGATTGACTAAGCGGGGGCAGGGCATCCGCGATGGACGCGGGCAGCGGAACACCCTCATCGATATCAGGTATTAACGGAATGGGAGCCGGGGACCCGGCGTGTAGTTCCATGAAGTTGGATACTACAAGCAAAATATATAAAAGCAAACGGCATGGTACCAAAAAGACAACCGGGGGGTGTTTCTAATAGAACTTTGGAAACCACGTGGTGATTTGTATGGATCAGAGGGGGGCGGGGTGCGTGCGGAGTCCCATTTCGCAGCGGGGGGGTCGGGTGCGGTGGGGTATCGTTCTGGGAAAATCCCAGAACCGCCGTGCGGCGTGAAAAAAACATTGTTAAATCAATGAGTTACAAAGGGGCTTGTATTAGCAATGCTCATATGGTGAGATATAGGGGTCACGGCGACAGGGGCTTATCGGTCCCGGCTGATGACGCGGAGTAGATGTTATGAGTAAGTCATCCAAGGTTGGCGCAGCCGTGGCTGCGAGTGTCGGTACCGTTGCGACGGTTCAAGGGATTGCGGACGCTATCGTCACAGCGTCCAAAGGTGGACGCGCCGCCGCCATGATGGCGCGGGAAGTGTGGGGCGCGAACTTCGCCGCCACTATCAAGCCCCGCAGCGTAGAGCGTGAGGGCTTCAACGCGGCCGTACTGAAATCATGGACGGCCGACCCCACTAACAAGTCCCGCACGGCCGTGCGCGAACGCGGCGAGTACCGCTACGCGGAACCGGACGAACAGGTTGCGGAGGGCAACGGTACGGAACTCTCGCCGGGCTTCGTCCTGCAATACAAGGGCAATGCTCTCACCAAGTTGAAGCGCGAGACCCCGACACTCGGCGCCCTTGTGGCGGAACAGGCGAAATACTTTCAGGATATCTGCGCCGACGCATGGCGCAATCTGAAGGATGCCGATGCTAGCCTTAACCGCGTGGCGGGGGCGACGGCGGGACGCGGCGCGACTGGCGGTACCAAGCCCTTTGGGGACAGGTTCCACCGTGACATTGAAACTAGGATTTTGAAGCCCAATGCCGCGTCATTCGAACGCGGCGATACTACGGCCTTCGAACCTAGCCTTATGGAGCGCGCCGTTGATGCCATGTTGAACGTACTGAAGAAGGGCTGACCTAGCCCAACCTTGGGGGGAGGCGAAAGCCTCCCCCTTTTTTTGTCCCCGCGATTCGCGGGGGCTATACCAGTTCCATAGGTGTGTGCGCGCATGCGCGTGGTTGCATCGTTATAGTTTTGCTTAAATCATTTTCTGGGATTTTCCCAGAATCTCGCTGCAACCCTGCGTAGCAGGGTAACACAGTCCGGTTTTGCCGTCAACTGCCTGCTCTTTGTTCCAACTTCGCAGACTTTGTTCCAATTCGTTCCAACCTATTGGAACAAGTTTTTCCCATGTAGATCAAGCACTTACAGCGTTTGTTCCAATGTTCCAAGTTTTTTGAGGTATACCTACCCCTGCATGGTAAAAAACGCGACCGGATGAGAAGGCAGCGCGGTGCGTCAACCCGCCAAAAAAATTTCACGGAGAAACCGCGCTACCCTAAAAAACTTGGAACATTGGAACAAACATCATTTTTTCTCTCTCTCTTCTTCTTCTATACTATAAGTATCTATCTATCTTCTCTTCTCTTCACCTAGCAAAATCAAGCACTTACCTCGCCCCGCTCCCCGCTCCTTGCACTATCATAGTGTCCACCTTTCCTATACTATCTGTCCCATAGCACAACTTTGAAAACTGGAACAATTGGAACAAATCCGCAAATCTTGGAACAAGCCAGCGGGACATGGAAAAATAATCGTCAGTTATTTGTTCACAAGGTTTGACATAGTATAAGAAACATGGGATAATATTAGAATGAAAAAGCGAACCGAAAAAGCCAAGTGAGTGCAGCGTCATTCTGGGATTTTCCCAGAATGGATTACGGAGTAAGCCATGATGGCTCAACTAGGAGGTTATATGAGCGAGTACAGATGTGACCGATGCGGTAACGAGGTCAACCCCGCTCGTTACGAGATTGGATATACAACGTGTAAACCATGTGGTGAGAAGCGTGCGCGTGCGGTGAAGCACACGGTGCTGCCGTTGCATAAATCAAACTACATGGTACCTGCCAACCGCGAGGAGATTATGGGGTTCAACAACAAGGGGGGGTTCTACAGATGAACGGATACGAGACTTGGGCAAACGTGAACCGCCTTGCGCGGTACTTGGAGCCGCCACGGTATGTGAGCCGTGAGGAATGGTTACGGCAGGAGCGCATAGCAGTCGGCAAAGTTTGCCGGTGCGGGGACTGCCTGTGTTGTGAGGAAGTTAAAAAGGAGAAGCAGCGATGACCAGACAAGCGACTAACCGCATCCTAGAGATGGTCGAGTGCGGTCTACTGGACAAGGATCAGGTGATTCTGGCCTGTCTCAAGTACATGAGCGAGGACGAGGTTGCAGACATGGCGCATGCAAACGAGTTCTTTTTCGCAGAGGAGAACGAAGACGAGAAGTACGCCCGTACTTGCAGCGAGTGCGGCAAAGGCATGAATGAAGGTTACTGCTTTGACGGTGGCAGAGCCTACTACTGCTCCGATGAATGTTTGCACAAGCACTTCACGCCCGAAGAGTGGGAGGAGTTGTACGACGACGGAGAAGGTGATTCGTACTGGACAGAATGGGAAGACGAGGACGACGAGGAGGTGCAATCATGAACGAGAGAAAGCGAGTCATCGTCACCATCAGAGGTGGTATCCCCGAGGTACTTGAGGCACCGGATGGCGTCGATGTGGAGATATGGGACTACGACACAGAGTGGTATCCCAAAGACGAGTTGGAAGAAGACGAAGAAGGCGAGAAGTATTTCCCGAGGGAGTTCTAAAATTTTGACATTGATGTCAAGGTATCTTATACTATTCTTACATTCTGGGATTTTCCCAGAATCAACCACGAGAGGTAAGTAGTTATGAATGTTGAGACGGACAAGTTATTGAAGAAGCCGAACCACGTTATCTCACTTGCTACGTCCGCTATGTTGGTCGATGCGCGGGTGACGGTGTGGACTGGCACTAAACAAGACAGCGAAATCAGCGAGGAGGTCACTACTGCCAAGAAGGCAGAGCGGGACTCAGGCAAGTTCGTGAAGCACTTGCTAGCGAATTGTCCAGAGCATAAGCGTTGCATGAACTATCGCCAGATTGTCTACAACTGGATGCAGCGACGTTCGTATGACTGGGCGGGATCGCTACGGTTACTACCTGTCGTGGACTATCCGAAGTTCATGGCTGAGTACGCACACCATGAGAAAACATTCTACGAGTTGGTCGATACCTTTATTCAAGCGTACCCGGTCATCGTGAGTAACCGTGCGTTTGCCTTGGGTGACATGTTCGATAGGAACGACTACCCGACAGCAGAAGAAGTCAGAGCCAAGTTCACGATTAACTTGTACCGCTCAGAGGTGCCGACAGGTGACTACCGGGTGGCTATCTCACAGGATGCGGTCGATGACCTTGCGGTGACTTACGAGCGACAGGCACGGAGTCTGGTCGAGACTGTGCTGACACAACAGAAAGATCAGTTGGTGGACATCATGCGGACACTTGCTGAGAACTGTGCTGTGGAGACGGTTAGCGAGAACGGTGAGTTGAAGGTCAAGCGTAAGAAACTGTACGAGTCTACGCTGACACGCGCACAGGAGTTGTGTGAGACATACCGTGAGTTCAACCTGACAAACGACAGCGAGTTGGAGTCGGTGCGTAGTCAATTGGCTAGCGTTGTCGGTGGTCTGACTATCGAGAAACTGCGTGACAGCGACACGACACGTGTCGTGGTGCATGAGGGACTGACCGATATCTTGTCGAAGTTTGGTGTGTAACTTGATTCTGGGAAATTCCCAGAATGACTTTGATTTATGTAATTGTGTCGATTACTTAACCATGTGGAGATTGTTATGGCTATTCAGTTTATCGAGCCTATCAGCGTCAACGAGTTTCGTAGCATCGTGCCGCTCTATGCCAAGACGGTGACTGTCATCGGCATGGGTGAGCCGGGTGTCGGCAAGTCGAGCGTGTTGCGCGGCATCGCAGAGGATATGGGTGACAAGTGGAGGCATCCACGTGATCACTACCCTGATGACAAGTACGAGTACATCTACGTGGACTGTGCCGTGCGTGACATCGGTGACACGGTTATGAGTGTGCCGGACAACGACCGCACGAGACTGACGCAGTTGGTGTCTGACTTGTTCAAACTGTCATCGCCGCGACCGAAGGTCATCATGCTCGATGAGTTCATGAAGACTCCCAAGTTGCTGCAAGCGATGTGGACACGGCTCATGCTTGAACGATGCGTAGGTGATACCCCGCTGCCCGAAGGTAGCATGGTATTTGCCACGAGTAACAACGAGAGCGACGGTGTTGGTGACACTCAGTTGGCACACTCTGGCAACCGCACGATGCGAGTGAGAGTACGCAAACCTACGGCTAACGAGTGGTTGCCATGGGCAGGTGAGAACAACATCGCCACCGTGATCCGTGCATGGGTGGCTATGAACCCATCGTCACTTGCGTCATACCTTGATGGTGGACAGGATGACAATCCGTACATCTTCAATCCTGCCAAACGTGAGTTGTCATTCGTATCGCCACGGTCTCTCGCTCTGTCTGACGTTGTTGTACGCAGTCGTGACAAGGTGAGTGCGAGGGTGACTGAGGCGGCACTTGCCGGTGTCATCGGTGCGGCAGCAGCCAAGGACATGAGTAACTTCATGAAACTTGAACGGGAGTTGGTGCCGGTCAAGGATGTCATCGCCAACCCCATGGGAGTGAATGTCCCTGACAACAAGGCAGCGGTGTTCATGATGACATTCAACGCCATCGACACCATCGAGACGCAGGATGACCTGTCTAACTTCATGAAGTTCATCGAGCGTGTGAAGTCTGTCGAGATCGAGTCGTTGTTCTTCACCATGTGCATGCAGAGTAAACGTGTGGTGCGACTTGCTAAGAACAACAGCCGAATCATGGACTGGGCCAAAGATAACTACGAGTTGCTGATTTAACGGGAGGCGTTATGAACACGGTCAAGAAGATTGATCCAGAGTTCGAACTCAAGAGAGCGCACGTGAACTTGCTGCGTCATCGTGAGACCTGTCTCTACGCAGGTGTCATCATGATGGGTGAGTCGAGCGTGGTGCATGACGCGAGAGCATGTCCAACCGCATACACGGATGGTGTGAACAAGCGTTATGGCGCTGATTTTTTACAGAGATTGACTAGGCCACAGATAGCGGGACTTGTTCTCCATGAAAACTTCCATGTGTTGCTGAAGCACTTGCCTCGCCATCGTGACTTGATGAAGAAGAACGCGAGACTTGCCAACGTAGCGATGGACTACGTTGTGAATGACATGATCCATGAGATTAAAGACAAGACTCTCGCAGAGTTGCCGCCCGGTGCGCTCTACCATCCCATGTTCAGCGGGTGGTCTGTGCGGCAGGTGTATGACCATCTTGAAGATGACATGGAGAAAAACGGTGGCAGCGGTGGACTGGGTGACGGTGAGCCGCTCGATGACCATGACTTTGATGCCATCGAGGAGATGACACCAGAAGAGTTCAAGAATCTCGATGAGAAGATACAGGAGGCCATACATCAGGGTGGAATACTTGCGGGCAAGTTCGGTAACAAATTGCCACGACAAATTACTGACCTGATGAAGCCAGAGATTGACTGGGCTGAGGTGTTGCGTGATTTCTGGACTAGCAGCATGCGAGGGTATGACGAGTACACCTACGCACGTTTGAATCGTCGAAGGTTGGTAGATGATTTGTTCTTGCCAACGATGTACTCCGAGAAGATCGGGCGCATCATATTCGGCATCGATACGTCGGGCAGTATCAGTCAGAAGCAGTTGACTCTGGTCGCATCGCGCATCGCCAATCTGTGCGAGACCATGCCACCTGATGAGATTGTTGTGCTGTGGTGGGACACCGAGGTGCGCGGCAAGCAGGTGTTCACGGAGGGTAACTTTGCCAACATCGTGTCGCTGATGAAGCCGATGGGTGGTGGCGGCACGATAGCATCGTGCGTTAGTGAGTATCTCGATGAGAACAACCTGAGCGCCGATTGCATAGTGATGTTCACGGACGGACATCTTGAGTGTGATGTCAGATGGAAATCGAACGTGCCTACGCTGTGGCTTATCGACAAGAACGGTAACGAGTCGTTCAAGCCGCCGATGGGTACGCAGAAAGTGAAAATCAACCGATAGGAGATAAGTTATGCAGACCTTCCTTCCATCCCCGTCCTACGAAGAGTCGGCACGGGTTCTTGATTACAAGCGTCTGGGCAAACAGCGCGTGGAGACTAAGCAGATATTACTTGCCATGGGTAAAACGTCGGGTGGTTGGGTGAACCATCCGGCGACGAAGATGTGGCGAGGTCACGAGGTTGAGTTGTGCAGGTACGGTGCAGCCATGAGCCGCGAGTGGGTGTCACGAGGGTACAAGGATACTCTGCACGCCTTCTTCACGGATCTCATGGACAAATTACAATCGGATGGACGGCAGGATACGCCACCGCCATGGCTAGGCGACGAGGCTATCCACGCATCGCACCGCAGTAACTTGCTACGTAAAGACCCAGAGTTCTACAGAAAGTATGGCTGGCTTGAGTCATCCGATCTTCCGTACATCTGGCCTGTGTGACGGTGGGTTCGTTTCGCAAAAACCGGCTAACGCGATTAAACAAATCTTAGGAGAAATGTTATGAGCATGAATGTACAGTCCGCTACGTCCTTTTTCTTGGCAGGTCTTCATGACGATGCTACTAGGAAGGAGATACAGACCAGCCGATTCTGGCCGATCATCGTTGCAGCCATCAATCAGGTGAAAGACCCAGATGATTCTCTGGTTGTCGGGCCTATCGAGCGGTTCACACTAACAAAGTCTCTGAAAAGCGTAGACCTAGTGACCCGAGCCGGGCTGCGCGTCTGCGCGGTATATAGAGATGATGAAGACCCAGATGGATGTATTGCGTTCGGTGGCATCAACGAGCCGCATCGCCTTGGAAGTTCGTGGTCGTGTATGAACGTCGCCGTAGCGAGTAAGAACGTCAAGTACATCGTCCGTAAGATCAAATATCAGGACAGCGACCCGTACTACGCTATCCATAACCGATGGCGTGATACCAAGCAGTTCCTCAGTTACCAACTGAATTGCATGATGGAACGCGCTGTCAGGTCTAACGGTGTCATGCCGGAGAACATCAACATACCCGGCTATGCCGCTACCGCTCTGGTCAAAGCGTACATGGGTGAGATAAACAAGATCGATATACCGCAACACATTGTTACGCAGATCGAGACACAGTACCGAGAGTACGTCAACAAGAAAGAGAAGGCTAAGGATTGCGTATCTAACCTGCGGCAGATGCTCAACAACGACAAGTGGGTGATGCTGAGCGATATGGATGGTGCGGTGATTGTTGGTGCTATCAGTAAGCGCAATTTGCAGGCAGCGTTGGATAGTTACGAACTCAGCGGCGAAATACCAGACCACAACAAGTTTACGTACATAGACGCCATCGTTCCCTTCAAGCGATACCCGTCGTTCGATGCGATTGAGGATGACATTCGTCGTGATATCGAGATGCAGTTGACCATGCTCAAGATACATACGAACTCTGACAAGCCGCCTTTGCTCACGGCTAACGATACCGAGCGTGGACACCGGGTTTATGCCGACATTGGCGTGATGGTGAGCAGCGACTACTCGCGGTCTCCGGTAGTTGTTGTAGATAAAACGGTGTGACTAACGGAGAGCCCCATGCACTTAGTCGAAGAGTCAAATGTAATACACATACCTGTGAGGGTTGGCGAGAAGACCGTAACGGTATGGGTTGCTACAGATCATTGTAGGTACTTCACACACCACGAGGTTCCTGAATGGTTGAAGCAGCGCCTCACGATGATCATGTCATGCGATAACAAATATCTGACCACACGTGATGCCATGGACTACAGCATCGCACCGAATGGAATTGTGATGCGGTCAGCATATGAAGACAGTAAGAGAGAATGTCCCGAGGGGTTCGAAGATATAGGTTGGCGTGTGAATGACAAATACTATTACGTAGTTGCAGACACACAGACCGTAGATGAGTTGAAGATTGGTGCTGAAGTTATCCGTGAGAGGTTGAGACCATGACACCAGAAGGAAAAGTTAAGGCGAAGGTAAAGAAAATTCTTAACGAGGTGGGTGCGTACTACGCCATGCCCATAGGAACTGGTATAGG